GCCCAATCCACTATCTGGGAGTTTTCGGTAAGGTGCCCTGAGAGCACAGATATGTCGGATGTTTTGTACCCTTCGCTGTTAATGTCGTACACAAACTCCCGAACGGCTCTTCCAAATTGCTCTACAAACAGCACAGTAGACCCCACCAGTAGAGGCATGTTGGCTTCGCCTCCGGTGTTTGTTTGTCGTTGGGCTAGAATGTTTGTAGGAGTCAGCGCGGTTCTTGTGGCCCCGGACACCGTCCATTCGTTGCCAACGGTGCCTATGTTTAGGGTTTTTTCAGATATCATCCACTGAATTTTGTCTTGGGTGCCTGAGTCTAGAGTAAACGTAATAGCATCGGATTCTAGTAAAGTACTAGATACCCCGAAGTGAGTAAAATCTCCAGCGCGGCTTAGCCACACCGTCTGTCTTTGCAGAGATGTGGATGCAAACGCTAGCCGTTGCTGGTGAAAGGCCACCCTTGTTGGGTAGTTTAGGTCCGGGACCAAGCCGCTCACCACGTATCCCGCGACAGGCGCGGGCAGCCCCCATTCCGAGGGCTGGTCTACAAAGGCTATTGATTCTAGGACCCAGCACTCGTTTGAGTACCTTTTAATTACCGAGGGGGCCTTACTTTTTTGGGCTATGTACACCTCGTCTCCAGACTGTGCATAGCTCATTCCAGGGACGTCCCACCCGGAGGGTATCACTAGAGTCACAATGTCTCCCGGGGATACCGCGGGATCCATAACCTGGCTTGCCCTATACACATATAGCGTCCCAGTGACTCCTACGTAAGACACCACTAGCTCGTCTTTGGTAGGGGATGCGTTAATGTTAACCGTGTAGCTGGTACCAGCGGTTAGTCTAGTACGTGAACTGCCAATAGCAGGGTAAAAGTCTACAACAATGTCTGAGATGCTTCCAATGTCAGTGTCTAAGGTGTGCGTCGCGGGACCTGTATGCGCAAACATGTCCTGTATGGTATCAGGGCAGTACACGGGAAGGCTGTTTGGCCATGTTATAAGCCCGTTCCCGTCTGCTATAACCATTCTGTACTGGCCGTCCGTGTGCAGAAAAAACACCAACTGGTAGGCTTGAGACTCGTTAAAAACAAAAGGTACTAACCGATAGGTTACGTCGTCCCCGAACGACAGGTCCATGCCCAGTAGTTCCAAATCGTATATAAACTTAAACCCAGGGCGACGGGTAACTGGGCCTTGAGTAAGGCACTGCATGTTTCTAAGTACGCTAGCACCGTTGTTGTATCTCGGAAAGTCCACACGAGACGACATTAAGGGGCTGATTTCCCCTGAGGTAAACGCGTGCTTTAATCTTCGTATTTTCATTCTGGAGGATTCACAAAGGTATCGTTTTCGTGCCGCTCGTCTTCAGGTCGGTACGTGTTGCCGGTGTTGGCATTAATTTCCCAAGCTTCTAATCTGTATCTGCTGTACTCGTTTCTAAGGTCCCTCGCCAAGACTTTGTCCTGGGTTATAGGGTACGCGATTTTAGCGGCTATGCCCAAGGCTAGCAACTCTGTATACGGAGGGCTAAAGTTGCCCACGGACACATCGGATCCTGTAAAGTAAAGCCCTAGTGTAGCTATACCTCCATATACATCCGACGGCACCATTAGTAGTCTGCCCGAAACCTCCCATCTGTCACAAGTGCCTACGGGAACAATGTCCCTAGGGTTTAGGCAGGTGGTAGGCAGCTGGTACCCGTCAAACCCTAACGGCATCGTAGCGGGGACGTGGGTAACCAAATTTATGTTTTGGTACCGTCTAGCAAACGTCCAGTCATGCTCAGCAAGCGTTAGCTTTACTTGCTCAGGGTATACAGCGTTGCATACCCGGGACCTTATGTTGTTGTCCCCAAACGCATTGATAGGAGCGGATCCTATGTGCCCTAGAGCTATGTTACACACTCCTATCTCTGACGTAGCCATGTTAACTCTTCTTTGTCGGGTTGTTTAATGGAACATTAATATGCCTAAACCTAGCATCCAATATTTGACCCACAACGTCCTTCTTAGACGCTTTTACCAGGTCAACTCCGTAGGTTCGCTTTACAAACAAGGTGGCTTCGGCGAGGTCCCACTTAGCTTCCATTAGCTCGGCATCCGTGGCCTTGCCAAAATCGGTAGTGTACTCGGGGCCTCCCATAGAAGACCAAGGGCTAGATTTGCCTTTAAAATTGGTATCGGGGTCGAAACTGTCGGAGTCATGGACTTCGCCTTTTTTGACCATTAAAATTTTACCTGGTGCTTTGCTGTCTTCTTCCGGCTTTAACCTGACCTGGCATGTTTTTGTACATAAGTATTTCATTTTAGTCTCCAAAGAGGGACCCACCTAGGGCCCCTCTCACGTGGGTTTAGACGTTAGTCTGTGCGCCGTTAAAGTGAACTCCAGCAGTGTACGTGCCAGCCAGCACAGTACCTTCTAGAGCTATCTTAACATAGCGTTGGGTTTTAGCGGGAAGCGTAAAATACAGAGTGCCTACAGCTGCGATGGGATCGTCGAAGGTCACCAAGGCGTCAGCCGCTGTAACAGTGGCTCCGTCAGTAACTATCAATCCCGTACAGCCCGTAAGGGCTGTCAGTGTAGAAATAAAGCATCTAATAGGCTTTCCGGTACCCGGGCTGGTAGTGCCTAGGTCCAAAACCGTGGGGGTTCCGCCAAATGCAAGAGCATCAGCGAACATGGTTTGCTTATCTAAGATCATGGGGTTCTCCTATACGATCCGAGTTTCGTTTTCAAGAATGCTGTGGCTTTCTCGAATAGGTCGCTGTCTAAAAGACAGAACTTCTTCACCGAAAACTTCTTTCATTCCAAGGAATGCATTAGATTTCTCTACTGCAGCGAAGTCTAGCATAGCAGCAACGGCGCCGCCACAATAGAACGTTCCGCGGTTACGACCAGCAGGTGGAATTGCATGCATAACCTTAATCATGTCTTTATACAAAGCCACTTGGTTAGCCGCGGTATCCAAACCGTTTAAGTCGATATTGCAGACTCGTCCGATGTAGCGCCAATCGCGTACACATAAGCCCATCTTCCACTGGTAGTGAGAGGTGTAGCCCATGAAACGGCCGCCTTCATTATCCACTAACTTACCTAGACCTAGGTCTTCGGATAGTAGCCCCGCATTAGAGCCTTTAGGATAAATGCCGTGAACCGTGCTCTCGCCCCATACTATGTACCATAGTGAAGTAAGAGAATCGCCCGTGCCGCCGTTGTCTACCACATTAGGCAGGAATGCAGAGTTAAGCTGAGCGGTCGGCTTGTTAGCCAAAGCTAGAGTGTCATAGCGAGGAGCCAAACCTAAGAAACGCTCAGGGTTGGTAGCCGTGTCACCGTAAAACAGAGTCTCAGCTAGATCGTTAGACATGCCCTCAATGTGAGGAGTGTCTTCCGACATACGAAACTCTTGGGTGTTGCCGTTAAGCATCGCAAGGTCTTTATCAACCTCCGCGAAATCTTCCAGCATGCCGATGGTGTCGTCAACTTGTACAGTCTCAGACTTGGTTGGGCGTACACCGTAGTTCAGTTTACGCCATGTAGGTGTCGGGGTGTCCGAACGTACGGTGGTCCGATGCCCGGTTTCCAGATTACCCTCTATAAGAGGGATGTCCTGGATAATCGGGTTGGCTTGCTCTAATAGCTCTGCTATTTTTGCAATACTGCCGTCCGGATCGGTACGTTTAGTTACCGTGACAAGATTGGGGAGTTCGCCCCCAGTATATGGTACAAATGCCATAAGATTTTACTCCTTATGAGTTATTTAGGTTTACTTAGCTTTGCTCGGGTGATTTTTTCCAAACATAGCAGAGGCCGCGGTTGATCCCTGTGCATTAGGGGACTGCGGTTCGTTCTTTAAAAATCCGCCTTCTTGTAGGTTATTACCCAACGATAAAAAGAAGTCCAAAATGACGGGGTTGTTACCTTGACCTGATGAGTCCAGCAAAGCTGACATGGCACCTTCAGGATCGTGAAAGGTTAGTGCGCGTTTTACTAGAGACAAGTTAGTAGTTTTTAGGTCCCCCCAAGCTGCCACGTGTGCTTGGCCTTGCTCTAGTAGCTGCGATCGTTCCTGCTCTTGCTGAGCAGTAATCACACCTCCAAAGTGTCCAAACGTGGCGTCAAGTTGACCTTGCGTCATGTCGTTTGCGTGAGCAAACTCAGCCATGCCTGCTGGCATGCCTTCCGGTAGCACGTAGTCGGTTACGCCAGGAACTACACGCGGCTCAGTTGGAGCTGGTGTGGCTTCTGGGGCGGGTTCCGAAGGTGTTACTGGAGCTTCTATAGCTACCGCAGGTACCGTTGGAGCGGGATCTGCAGGTAATGTAGTTTCAGGTGCTGCAGGTGCAGCAGGGGCAGCCGGGGCCGCGGGTGGTTCAATTGCCATCTTTGTCGTTCCTCTGTTTAGCTAATAATAAATTGGGGTAAATACTGGGGTCCGCATCTTCTAACCATTCTAGAATGTTTAGACCTACGGATCTTCTTCCTGCCACCTTGTAGTCCATGGACACGTCGCCGGTGGTGATATCGGAATATATATCGCAGACGTCAAGTACGTCTAAGACGAACTCCTGACCTGCCGAAGTTGCCAACAACAGCTTTATGTTGTGGTTTCTTGCATTAATTTCGTCGTTGCTCATTAGAGGCCTGTCTCTTGTCGGGTTTGCTGTGTCTCGCCCAGTATGCTAGCAGCGTCAGCCGCAGTTTTACGATTGTTCACTTCAGCGGTCTGCTGCTCTTGTGCCATCTGTTGCTGGGCCATTTCCTGCTGTTGCTTAGCTTGTGCGGCTTGTTGCTCCGCTCTTTGTTTTCTTATTGCAGCAACCGCCTCGGAGGACCGTAGAACACCTATGGAAACCCCCTCTATCTCGGCTCTTTCACGAACCGCAGCGTCTCCGTCTACGTTGTCTAGCACTGTCTGGTCGAACTGAGCGGCTCCTGAAACAAACCCCATGAAACTGTCTACACCTTGGCCTTGTGCGGCTTTCTGGGCTATAGCCATAGGGCTGACAAGGTCGAATTTAAACGTCCCCGCCAGCTCTTCTAGCTGGGGGTCTAATTCTGGCAGCATGTTTTTACGTTTTAATATGTTAAAGCATCTGGTCATAGCTGGAACCAGTAAATCGGTTTCTGTACGGTTAACCATGGGACCTAAACGAAAGGCCTCTTCTCGTTCCTGAGCCAGCACTTGGGTGGCCTTAAGAGGAGACGCGTTAGGGTCCCGAGACCCCGTTATAAACACGTCGTTAAAGAAAGTTCGTTGTAGCCGTTTTTCTATCCGGTCTATAACCTGTACAACGCCGTTAAAATCAAGAGCTACATTATAAATGGACTCTACCTTTTCATTTGGGTTGACGTAGTAATTGCGACCGCCAGGAAGAGTGGATAGCTTGCCTCTCATTCTGGACGGGGCGTTAAGCGGAGGGTCAATGGCTTTATGAGTCGCCACTAGTAACGCTCGCTCCATTTCCTGTAGTCGTTGTACATCTTTAACCGCTTTAGCTCCCACGCCTATGCCGTACGTGTCAGAGCCAATTAGGCTCCATCGAGCTATAGGGTAAGGCCATTCGTAGAATCCGTCTTCTTGCAACGGCTGCTTTTCTGAGGCGTCTCGGCTATGCTGGGTGTTACCTGAGGTATGCTCATACATAACCCTGTAATACTTTTTGTCTTTATAGTCTTGCTTAACCAAGCATTCTATAAGTGCCATGTTAACCTTGTCAACACCAGATTTGTTTGTTTTTACACGCTCTTTAACGACTGCGCTAACGGTGTTGGGGAACATCTCCACTAACTGTCTTTCTGACATAAAAATGGTTCTAACAAAAACAGATGGCAGTCCGTCTTTGCCCATAGAAAAGCTGTACTCTCCCACGGTTAGCAGGGTAAACTTAAAAGGCACCAGATCACTGTCGGTGTTTTCGTCAATGAATATGCACCCGTTACCAAACGCAGCGTATTCAGTATAAAAGCTGTTTATTACGCTGTAGAAGTTGCTGTCGAGTAACGCATCCTGTAATATGTCTGTAGCCTGCTTAAGCCATAACGATAAAGGCTCCACCGAATTTAACCGGTTATCCGACCATTTGGTTCGAAACCACGGGGTAGAAGGGGACGTTAGCCTCCCGTGCAATCCTGCGGTTAACACGCCTAAAGAGTCTTCAGCTATAGTGTTAATAACGTTGTTAGTGGTTACGTCCCGTTTTCTAGGCTTAGAATAATGCTGAAACACACCCCGACCAGGCACTATGTACTCACTAACTTTTTTCCATTCAGCTTCGTAATCCGACCGTTCATTAAGATGGTCTCGTAGAATGCCTACCACGGTGTTATAAGAGTAATTCATGTCTATCCTGTTAGTAAAGAGGATGTAGTGGACGGCTCTGTGTCGTCCAACAAGGGCTTAGTAAGTATGGTTGACGACCGACCTTTTTTCTTGCTAGTAGAGGTTTTATAGTCTGCAGAAGCTCTAGAAGCTAGCTGCTTATTTTTTTCAGTCCAGTCTACCTGAGGGGCCCGGAACACGCTAGGCGTGGCGGGAAGCGCAGGAGCTGCCGGCACCGCCTGCATCATCTGCATCATAGAAGAAAACATAGACAGCATGTCTATGTCCTCAACTTGGTCTTTAGGCTCCTTGCCCCATCTGTCTACGGCGTCAGGTGCGGGGGGTGCTGTAGTGTTTCCGCCTTTTCCCATGATTAACCTCCTAAGGTGGTTATAGAACCACCTGATAGTGTGTTAGCGGATCCCAATGTAGTAAAGGGGTCTACGGGTCTTGCAGACTCTGGCACTCTTCTGCGATTGCCCGGGCCTTTGTTTGAAGGAGCATTGCCGCCAGTTGTAGACAGGGTGCTGTTCTGCGTACGGGTATCAGACTCGCCTGTGGAGTCTTCTCCCCTGGTTATAGCGAACTCGGTGAATCCGTCTACGGCCCCCCATTCACTGAACAAACCTTCAAGTCTTTGTTGGTCTCCTTCGCCCCATATAGATGCAAAGTAGTCACTAATTCTTTCCGACTTCTGATCGTCAGTAATGTCGTACTTAACGCCTAGCAAAGCTGCGTTAGACCTTTCGGAATTGATTGACGAATTAATGTAATCCGTAGCAGAGTTGGCAGAGTTCATGTATTCAGTATACAAAGCGTCTCTTTCGTTCTCGCCAAAGGTTACGCGGTCTCTAGCGGCCTGGGAAGCGATGCTTCCAGCGGCTGCTGCGGCTGCTGCTTGAGACGCAGATTGCTGATGGCCAAAAGCGGTTATAGCCCCGTCTATCTGGTCCTGAAAGCTAGGGCCTCCAACGTCTAGGCCGCCAGGCCACATACGCTCTTCTCCTGGAAGATTGCCGTAAGTGTTAAAGTGGTCCCACGGATCTAAGCCTGCGGCAGCCACATCTGGGTTTTCCAGAAGATACTGTCGGCCTTCGTCAGATAGCGGTCTAAACGCCGCGGGTGCTGCTGTATTGCTTCCGCCTTTTCCCATTACTCGGTCCTCACTTTAACAGTAACCATAGCGTCACTGATTTCGTTATTGTATGTACAGCCAGAAGGCAGAATGCCCAATTTCTTAAACCCGGATTGCAGCACTAAGAAGCATGCGGTCCGGTTTTTAACGGGGGTAAGCCCGTACAGAGTGTCCAAGTAGGGCTCCCCGTGTGTATTTTTTAGGTGATCCAATACTAGAGAAGTAACGGCTTTTCCTAGGTATTTGTTAAGCTGTGGAGGGTTTGTATCCAGTACACTAAAGTGAAATTGGCCGGCTTTTCCGGTCACATCGGTTACTGCCACTTCTGCTACTATTTTACTAGTGGAGGTTTCCACTACAACCATACAAATAGTCTTGTTCCAAGCCTGCTCCGACATTCTTTGGTACATCATGCCGTCATATGCAGAGGGGTCTGCCATGTCGTTAAGTCGGTATCGTACCAGTCCGGCTCTGTCAAGAGACTCCCAGTAATCCAACAGTTGTCTATCCGTAAACCCTTTAGTAGGCATAACCTGGTAGGTGTCAGACAAATTAAAGGACCGTAGAACCTCTAGAGTCTGTTGGATAGTATTAGCAGCGTTATCCATTAGCGCCCCCCAAACCAGCCATATACGACAGAGGATCGTACTCAGCCTCCTTGGCTCTACGGTCCATCTGGTCAAGCAAGTCCGCAGTAACACCCAGGGCTTCTAGCTCAGCGGGTATAACTACATCGTCAGCGTCTATAACTTCAGCAAAGGTTAAGCTAAGAGACTCAGCCAAATCGGGGCTAGCCTCACCTCTGCTTTTAAGCGAGGCCTTAGATTCTACTTTTATAACCTGCTTTTCGTCTATAATCATAAACGGGGTAGAAAGCTCTTTAACTAGCTGCTCTTCTACAGGCTCGTTGCTGTGTAGTGAGTAGTCCAATCCAGTAAGGTCAGGCATGTTGCTGTCAAGGAACCAATCCCGCATCCTTACCCACATAAGAGCCTTCATGTTGCCTATACCCTCTTCATAAACCTTACCGCCAAAGTGCACACCTATAACAAGGTGATCA